CGACGATGCGTGGACCACAGAGAGATCGGTGTTCGACGAGTGGGACGACAAGCTGGAAGCGAAGCGTTACACGTTGTTCAGTGGTGGTGTACTGCAAGCAGATGCAGCGCCGTTGCCAGAGGCAACGACGTTTGCGCAGCCGTGGATGTCTATTCGAGCTATGTTCGAAGACGTCCGTAAGGAGTTCATCGACACGTTGGCAAAAGAAGTGTCTGTCATATCGAACATGAAGATCGATACTAGAGGCCACATCAAACCGCGTGCCACGAACGACATCAGTGGCTTGCGATCGTCGTTAACTGCGTTGGGGCTCCCACCAGTTGTGATCGCTAGACCAACAATCGTGGAGGAGGTTGCCGATGCTATCGAAGGAGATCCTGCAACTGTCCAAAGCGGCTCTGCACACACACATGTGGGGTTGCATTTCGACGGATTGCGCTATGACATCTCCCAAAGACGCGGCACCTGGTCGTGGGCTGACGAGATTGTCCGAGAGCTTGCGACGGCTAGCGGCGAACATGCGTTGACGATGGAGCAAGTCGATCGAATCGCTGTTGCCACAGAGTTGTACAGAGGCGACTTGAAGGAACAAGGAATTATTTGCCTCCGTGGGTATTGCTGGTGTTCGGCACTGGCAGGCGGACATGTTCGCGACGTTATGCGCTGTGAACCGGCCTACATGGGCAGATATCAGAGGCTCAGAGCAAGAGCTAAGTACTACTACCATCGAGGAGCACCCGCAGTCGATGCGGAAGACACCATAGATGTGAAGGAATTGTTGACGCAGTTCACTCCCAAGCACCCTGCTGTTGCAGCGTTGATCGTGGGTGGAGTTGCATTGGCGGCCGTCGCGTTGGCGTTGGGCATCAAGCTCATTAGATCGTTCTCTCCGACAGGAAAGGCACATTCAGACGATGAGGTGTCGTACGATCAAGTGGCTGCAAATCATAGCTCTCGAAAGCGCAGACAGCAAACCCGCGCAGAAAAGCGAGCATGGGGTGAAGCTGTGAACCCGGATTCTGGCAGGTGTCATTCAGATGACACTGAAGAGTCTGGGTCCTCAGACCAGCTCTGTGTTGACCCTGTTGCACTGGACGATCCTGTCGATGACCACGTTCGAAAGGCATTGGTCGAGATTGCCGTTCGCGAGTGCAATTTGAGTGGTGAGTTCACGTCGAACAAGCGAACCCGTGGAACCGGATTTATCATCCGGGGCAGAACGGTGCTCACTAACTCGCACACGTTGAAAGAGAACGACGGAGGATTGTTCCGCCTTTCGGTCAAGGTCTTTGAGCCGTTCAGAAAAGACGGAGAAATCGAGACGCTGGACTTTACGATTGGAGAGAGCGACGTGTACCGATCGGACACTCACGATGTGTGTTTGTTCAATTTGCCTATGAGCGTGTACCAGAAGAAAGATCTGGTTGGATTCCTGACGTCCCAAGCTGGAGCGGAGCTCAAAGCGGGCGGTGCAGCCGAAGTTCACAGGTTCGACGGTAGTGTCACGCGTGGCTCATATGGCATTAACGAGTTTGACAAGACCAACCTACACTACGATGGTGGAACTGTTGTTCTGTACAGGTCCAACTCCCTGGC